GTTGCTTGATAGCAGATTCAACTTGGGAGTTTGTCGCTGGCGAACGATATCCGACTACTGGGATATGGACCTCTTCGTTGAGTACCGCCTTGGTTGACCAGTCATCCTTAGTGACTGTATGCATTTCCCATGGTAACTCGACCTTGAATACACCTGTTGCCCTCTTGATGATCCTGTTTTTGGCTACTGTGATTGCTTTTTTTATCCCCATCTCCCTGAGATGGAGAATCTTTTGATAGATATCCATTTCAATTTTAGGATCTAGTATAAGCGTGAATACCGGCATACCGTCTTGATAGATGATCTCCGTCTTGCATTCCTGATAATTCTCCCATTTCTTTTTCTTGTTTTCCCAGACATAATGACCTTTAGTATCTTTAGCCTTTAGTCTCATTGCCAAATGCAGTAGAGGGAAGTTTAACGTTACGACATCAGTTTCTTGCACTCGTTCGCCCGAGGCGTTGTAGTAGACTCCCTCAACCATTGCGCTAGCTACATCGCGAGTGTTCTCAAGAACCCGAATGTCCGTGAAGGATACATTTGCAACTTGATTCATCTTGGCATAGCCAGGGGCCATGATCCCGTACTCTGCAGGTTTATCAACTGTTGGAAGGGATATCTGGTATAGGTCCTTAGTAACGTTGATCATAGCCTCAACCCGTTCTAGCTGGCCGAAAGAATCCCCGTTACGTTTGATATCTGGCAGTTGAAATGCCATCAGTTGTTTGGACATTTACGCCACTCCCTTCACAAGCTCCACGAGTGCTAGGTTAATCCGTAACTCAGTCTGCAGGTTACTGAGAGTCAATTTTGAATGCTCCAAGAAATCTTCTGCCTCCGCTACATTCTGCCGCTCAACCACCGTACATCCATACATCTGAGCCGCTCTGATCTCAGCATTCTTGCCGTCAATAACTCCGTCTGCAATAAGTCTTCCTTCCTGGATACGAAGTTCATCCTTAGCGGCTACGAGATCACGTGCGGCCATATATACTTGCTCGTTAGCGGCCGGTATAGATACCTTCAAGTCCTTTAAGTCGGCTATTAAATTTTTATGCATTTGCCACGACTCCTTCATTTGCTAAAATTTCTTCCGCCCAAACGCGGTCTACTAACGGTTCAACTTTCGAATTATCTATGGTACACTGAAGATGTGTATTTTCCTCGGTGGTCCCCTCTGGCAAGGGGGCCTTTTCTGTGTTTTTGGCCAGATGCAAACTCCCTATATTCCGACCTTCGAATAACACGGTAAAAGCTTTTTCACTGGTTGCGAATTTCTGGAACTCGGAATTTGGAAATATAGTTTTTACGCACTCTTCAGCTTCCCTAAGCGCTGCATCTTTTTGCATTTGAATAGTTACAGTTTCTTCTCCGTTTGAGTTACACACATTTGTGTACCAAATAACTGACGGGAATACCTCGCTAAGAACTAAAACATCTAGGATTTGTCTCTTTGTAAGTTTTTCCACACTACATACCTCCCCAATTCACTACATCAAAACGATGGAACGTTGGACCTGCATGTTCTTGACCTACTGCCCGACCATTCATATAGCTTACGACTACCCCAGCATCGGACACGTCAGCAAGGGTCCTGTGGTCATTCTCGGTGTCCCGCATCGTCTGACCCGACATGAGCAGTTCCCAGCGCAGGTGATGGCGTTCGAGTTGGCGGGCGATCCGTTGTGCTTCGCGGGAGATGAGGTAGGCCTGCACACGACAGTTGATGCGCGGAAATTTAAGTAGCTGCCGACGAATGGTTACTGCGAGTTTGGATTTACGGAGCTTGTTGAGCATCAGGGGTTTCCTCCTCGTTCAGATAACCTTTACCTCTGCAACATTCGTAGATTTTCCGAGGAGTACATTTTCCTAAATCGATGAACCATCCCTCAAGAGTCTCGGCTAGCTGCATCCCTGAGCCCTTCACGAAAACCTCTTCTATTGGTTTTGGGCAAGCGTCCTCTTCGCACTCATCGCATTCCTCGCACGGATTAAATAAGGGCATCTTATCCCAAGAAATAGATTCAATAGTCGGTATCACTTTTTGCTCCGTAAATATTTGGTGAGATTTGCACTCAAGCAGAATAATTGGCTTAGCTCCATCGCATTGCCCAAATGCAGGTCCCCAATACAAATGACTTGGACATCCCTTGAACTCTTCGATTACCCTTGGGATTTCAGGTAGCTTATTCAACGTACTCACTCCTCACTTAACCAACTTGCTCACAAACGATTTAATCTGACCTTCAGATTGCTTAGGAGTTAACACCTTAATTGATGTACTACCGCCTCGAATTTTTTGAGCTTCTTGATATTTCAGGCGGCGGGCTTCCTCATGATTTTGAACCCATCAAACATCTCATTCTCCTTTCAAAGTTAAAGAAACCATCCTTCCGCACTTGGGGCATTTCGTTTGAAAAACAAGAGATCCGCATAAACTAAACTCCGCAAGCTTACGATTGCATTGAGGGCATCTTATTTGATTCATCAGCCTGCACTTCCTTTGCAACCCAACTCAACAAGCGTCGTAGAGCAGCCGCTTCTCTTGCTGGGTCTGGATTAAATGTGCGAATAACCGTTACGTTATCTTCGAACTTGCGACTTTTACGAGTTGGCTCAGTAATAATCGTGACAGGCTCAGCCATGGAATCACCTCCTCTTTTTGTGCAAACTGCAATTCTCTCCGTCCCAAATTTGGCAATCATCTCTCATGCAGTCGCGGTATTCGACTTGAATGATATTCCCAGTGCTTTTACGGAGTGGTTCGAGAAAAGGGCACTTACGAATTGGATGATCTCCTTTGATTGTCATTTATGCCGCCTCCTTGATGTCGTTTTCCAGTAGATTCCTAATGACTTTTAGAAGAATTATAGCTATATTCAAGTTATGCTTACGAACTCGTAACGGTTAGCTTAAAAAAAATAGATCCTCAAACCTTTTTTCCGGGAAAGCCTTTAGTGCTCCAGCTACAAAGTCCTGCCCAGGATCATTGTGCCGTGGGTCTTCATCAGGTAATCTAACGCGCCATAATTGAGTTGTTGAAATGTTCATCTTTTTAGCAAGCTCATTATCCTTTACTTCATTAGTCAATTCCTTAAAGGTATCAACTTTTAGTTTTATCATCGGTAGTTTCTCTCCTCCTTTCACATCAAGCCTTACGTCCTCGTAAGATAATAATACCACATTCGTTACGAACACGCAAGTGTTTTAGAAATAATTTACGCGTGCGTAAGTATTACGTTTTCGCAATGTTTTAGTTATAATATAAGCATCTACCACAATAAGGTAATATTTTTATGAGGTGTAAAAAAGATGAACAATGCAATTGGTGACATCATTAAAAACCTAAGATTGAGGGCGGGATTTGATTCTTTGGGTGAATTATTCCGAGTTTCTGATGTAACAGTTGCAACTCTTTCGAGAATTGAATCTGGGATTCAGTCTCCGTCTCCTAAAACTCTAGAAAAACTAGCACCCTTTTTAAATATAAGCCACGAGGATTTAATGATATCCGCCGGATATCTTAATGGTGATGATGAAGACCTCACCCCTACACCTAAAGAGGAACACTTAACCTTCTACCGAAAAGTCGGGCAATTAAGTCCAGAGAGTGTGGCAATCTTAGATCAGCAAGCCGACCATCTTCTCGAACTAGAAAGTAAAATAGTAGCGCGTAAAAACGCCGAGCGCAAAGCTGAACGTGCCAAGAAAAACAAATAACTAAATAAACGACAAACAACTACCCAAAATACGGGTAGTTGTTCTGCTTTATTGATGACCTACATATTTCGACATAAGAGGTGATGGAAAAGTGTGGAATAATGAGGAATTAGTCGCACAATCATTTTTTGAGTCATATCTCAAGCACGAGGATTTCCCACTAGATCTTAATCGCATAGCCTTGGCGGTAGAACAAAAGCTTGGTATCGAAGTATTTACGTATATTTGTGACTTGCCAAATGAAGTTACTGCACAATTGCGAAAAGGAGACCATGCAGCACTTATCTACGTTAACAAAAATCATTCACTAGCCCGCCAACGATTCGGAGTGGCGCATGAATTTGGTCATATCCTCATGGGGCATCGTCATGGCATACCAGCACCAGGTATCGGTGAATCTGACGCAGAGTATGAATCTGCCAACAATTTTTCAGCGGCTCTGCTAATGCCTGCGTGGCATGTGCTATGTTTAGCAAAAAAATACCCAGACAGCTTTATCTTTCTTGTGCATAAAGTCTCAGGTTATTTTGGAGTAAGCCTAGAGGCAGCAGCCCGGAGATTGGCAGCAACCGAAGTGTTACCTGGACTTTTAACGCTAGTCGATCCTTTAATCGGCAGACTAGATTGGGAATATCATTCTCCAAGTATTCATTTGGATCGCGGGGCCTTTCGAGACTTCCTTGTTAGGTACTTCCAAAACCCTAAAAAACGCGAAGAAGATTTGGAAATTATGGGTTATCCATTCCGGATCGAGGCTAAGCGCATGTGGGGCAAATACTTATTGACGTGTATGCCATTCACAATGGTGGCGGCTGGTTATGGGAGATAAATATAGGTATAAATTAAACCTATAGCAATAATAGGTATCTTACTGTTTTTTAATTATTCTGTTTAATCTATGCTACTAAATGATAGCATTTTGGTATATAATACAGACAGAGGAGAGAATCAAATTGGGGATGGCAAGCATTGAAGATGTTAAGCAATTTTTAGAAAATGCAAAATCTCTTATTAAGCAAGGCAAGTTTGCTCTTATTCCGAGAAAAAAGAATCTTGATGGGCTTGCTTTATTAGGTCTTACACTAAGACTCGCTAAACTAGAATTACTCGAATTGAGTTATCGTCAGTATGATCGTGGTCCAATTCCTGATAGGGATCGACAAGGTGAAATGTTTTGGGAATTTATAAAGGATATTGATTCTCAGCAAGCTTATATAAAGATAAAAATTGACCAACGAGGTTGCGCTTGCATTAGCTTTCATCCGTCAAACGGGCCAATAAGTTTGCCTTTTAAAGACAGATAAGCAAATGGAGGGTTATCTATGATAAAATTTTGTTACAATTGTGATAGTGAGCAAGAGGTAAATATAATTCACAAAAAAGAAACTTTCCCAGTAAGGGGTGAACCGATTGAGGTCTATTCTGATGTGCTAGTTTGCTCTGTTTGCCAAGAAGAACTATTTGATCCAGAGCTTGATGAAGCCAACCTAGAAAGAGCCTTTAATGAATACCGGGGAAAACATCACCTAATGACTTCTTCTGAAATATGTGAATTGAGAACTCGTTTCGGTTCTGGACGTTTGGTTGCTACCTTGCTCGGATGGAGCCAGGCGACATTAGTTAGGTATGAAAATGGCGCTATACCCAATAAAGCTCATCACGATCAATTAATACAGCTCGGGGATGATTCGACTTATGTCAAAAGACTATTCGAGCAAAATGGGCACAAGCTCTCTCAGAGGGAACAAATAAGATTAACGGCATTAATAGAACAAAGCATATCAAACCAAGAGGCCCAATGGTTCGATCCAGCGGAGACGCTAAATAAAATGTTTCAACCTTTCTTTAAAAATGGCCTGACGGATATTGAATTTGACTTTGAAAAATTTGCAAATGTAGTTTTATTTTTCGCTTGCTTTGATTGTTGGTTGGTAAAAACAAAACTGCAAAAACAATTATTTTACGCTGATTTTTTATATACTAAACGGCATGGTAAGCAAATAATTGGCTTACCATATGTACATCATCACTACGGTCCGGTTCCTTTTAACCACGAACTTGTTTATGGTTGCCTATTGACTTCGAATATTATCGATACAAAGCTACTTGATGGTTCTTATAGAAGAGAAATCATAATACCATCCAGGCAACCAGACTTGTCTTTTTTCTCTCACGAAGAGATAGATGTATTAACAACAGTTTCTGGGTATTTTAAAACCTATAATGCAAGACAAATATCTGATTTCTCCCACAAGGAAGAAGGGTATTTATCAACAGATCATAAACAAATCATTTCTTATTCATACTCTGAAAATCTACAATTAGATTGACCAACCTTTACTATGTAGATACAACATGCTAAACTTATCCCAAGAGCGCCAGAGCACCAGTATCTTTTCGCGAAAGATCAGAGAGCCAGAGCGCCATACTTATTAGAGGGCCTTCGAGCCCCATATTTCTCTTATACGGGAGAAGTGTGGGGTTTTTCGTTTGCCTATAGGAGGAAAATAGAGATGTTCAATTTCAAAAATCAAGGATCTGAATTGAAAGCAGTATTATACGGACGCGTATCTTCAGAGGACCAAGCTGAACGAGGTACAATACAGAACCAAATTGAGTTTAGCACGAAGTATTGCGATCTCCATAAAATAAATATCGACGAGCAGTATTTAGATGATGGCGTAACCGGAACTCTCCCCCTCGAAGAACGTGGAGATGGCCTTAGACTCATCGAAGACGCGAAAGCGGGTAAGTTTAGCCTGGTGCTTATCTATCGCCTTGATCGCCTCGGTAGAACGGCTAGGGTTATTCTAAATGCGATTCATGAGCTTGAGGGACACGGAGTCCAGGTCAGAAGTATGACAGAGCCTTTCGACACCGGTGATCCGAGCGGAAGGTTCCTTGTCACTATCCTAGCCGGGGTAGCTGACCTAGACCGTTCTTCGACCCTTGATCGCTTATGGAACGGTGCAAACCGCGCTGCCCGTGAAGGTAAATGGCTAGGTGGCATTGTTCCGTTCGGGTACCTAAAAGAAGATGCATATCTTATTCCCTCAATCGAACCCATGAGGGGTTTTTATATGTCTGAGGTGGAAGTCGTTAGCATGGTATATCGACTCACCGTTGAAGAACATATGAGCACTAAGAAAATCGCAGATTATCTCAACTCCTTGGGTGTACCTCCGTCTTACACTAAAGATGGTCGCCAGATAGATAAGGGTAAGCGCAAAGAGAATACCGCTGGCATTTGGCGCCCTGGACGAGTTCGCGGGATGATCGTTAACACAACCTACAAAGGAATACACGAATACGGTAGAAGGTCCAAGAAGCAACGTGAAATAATTTCTCGTGAGTTCCCTTCGATCGTCGACGTCGACGTTTGGGAACGGGCCCAAGAAGTTCTTCATGAAAATCAGATTGGGGCAATGAGGAATGCCAAGCGTAAATACCTGCTTCGTAGTCTAGTTAAATGTGGATCTTGCGGACTGAGCTATTGCGGCACATCATATACCGGACCAAGTGGTCTCCCAAAAGGTTATTATGTCTGTAATGGAAAACTTGCATACCACGGACCAGATATGGGTAAGTGTAACTCTAAAAATATTCCGCAAGCTTGGGTAGAGGAACTTGTTTGGTCCGATATCATTCGTTTTGTAAACGATCCAGACGAAGTTTTGCAAACATTAAAACAGGATGTCGTGAAAAGTAAATCTAATCTTGATCAATTTTCCGATGAGAAAGAAATTATAGGCAAGGCTCTGAAACAGAAAGAGACCGAGAAACATTCTATTCTCGATCTCTTTAGGAAAAACCTTATTAATTCTGTCGACGTAGAGCAGCAATTAAAAAAGATCGCTGACGAAGCGATGCAGTTGGCAAATCGTTTTACGGAATTGAGCCAGAATATACAAACAGAAGAGGTTATGGAAGATAAGTTCATGGGTATCACGGAGTTGCTTAATCAGTTACGTTTGAGAATCCACGATGATATACCGTGGGAAGAAAAGCGGGACATCGTCAAGATGCTCGTCCGAAGGGTCGTCGTAAATACGAAAAACGATGGGACAAGCCCATCCGCAACGGTTTCAATTGAGTATACTTTCTCCCAAGTTGTGATCCACACGGACAAGCGTGCGGTTTATAACTTAGGAATGGTTTATATTAAAAAGGAGGCTCTTCCAGCGTGGAGATTATCTAAATCTAGTATTTCCGAGACATCCCCTATTATATAGAAGGAACTATATTGATTACTCTTTATTTCGGAACCTTAGAAGGATTTTATTCCACAATGTGGAATATTAAAACTCGGTGATGCATATGGGTGCGAAGAATCGACTCCGGGAGATTAGGCATGAGATGATGATAGATCACTCGAAAGAAATGGCATTAATCCTTGGAATCAGCGAGCAGGCCTACAGCCGCTTGGAAAACCAACGGAATCAACCAACCCTTGAGAAAGCCCTTATTTACGCGCAAAAACTTAAACGAACAGTGGACGAAATATTTTACCTTACTCCGGAGGAATAACCTTCGGGGTTTTTCTTTACCCATTAATTACCTATGCAATAATTTTGTATGGATAAGCAAGTATCTTATATGTTGTGCATACTTTCTATCATCGCACCACAAACACAACAAGGAGGTGACACATTTGGAGATCAAAGCAAAACTCAGAAGGAGCGACCACGACATCAAAGAGGCTGTTACTCGCCTGCACCTTGAAGAGTGGGAGAGAATGTCCGATCTAGTCCGGGATGGATTCAGGAAGGAGCTAGTGGCCCGGGGGGTTATGGAGACGGTGGACGATGTGGAGACGGCGATTGAGAGGAGTGAACGCGAGTGACTAAAGTATTAGCACTACTTGAAAAATACAACGTCACAGAATACGAGTTAGTCACATGGGTAGCTAGTGCGCTAGAACATCGTATTGGAGGTGACAATTGCACCGAGAGAATGGAACAACTTTCAAGGGACCTTAATGTTTTGTCTTGCACGTTTAAGAAAGGAGCGAGCGTTAATGGCAAATACAATTGGCACCTGCCTATCAGATGACTGGGAAGTACTTGAGTTGGAAGGAGATACGAGACTACACATACCTACAACGTGGAATATCTCTTCAGACTCAAGAGAGCTAAACGGTGGAGGCAGAAGAATTATCCTACTTGATCTTGATAATTACTACTATGTACCCATAGGCAACATTGGTAACGATTTTGCTATTGATGTTTATTACACTACTGACGATGAGGCCTACGAAGAAATGATGAGCGTATTTAATTCATTTGAGAAGGGTAATGCGACCGATTGACACACAGATCGACGAAGGGGGATTTAACTCATGGATATCACCAAAATCCAAAAGATAGTCCGCAAGTCAATCAAAGACTACGCCATCACAGCAAAGTATGACGAGGAAATATTAATATCGTTTCTAAGCGTGGATATCTTCAGGGAGATCAATACAGATGAAGCTCCATCGCCCTCCCCGGCTCCCAAGAATCCCTCTCGTCGAAATACTGGTCAGAGTGTACTTGGTCAAATTAGCATTGGCGAAGAGGTGAGCGCGAGTGACTGATAAATCCTCAGTGCGACCGGACATCATTGGTTTATTCTCCTCTACCATTGTGCAGATCGGACGCTTTGCTCTCCGTAACATCCCACGACACAGGGATTCGCACCCGGGACGCATCATGCTCAGTTGGAAACGTAATGACGTATGCGCAGAAACCAAGGAGCGCGGCAAGGATTATGTAACAAAGGAGTACCCGCGCCTCATCGAAAAAACATGGAAGGGCCATAATCGAGTTTTTAAGTACAGGATTCCAACCGGCCTGAACCATTCCAAACTCATTAAGTCTATTGATGATATTGAATTTGATCTTAAATCAGAAGTCCTTTTTAAGTTGCTGGAAAACGATCCAAAGTCCCATTTCTCACTTACTGTTTTATCCGGTCATTTGTTGGACTTCATTGCCTACACGAACGAGGCTGAACACCTGAAGCTAGATGGTCTATGGATTCCAATCGGCTGGTCAAGGCGCGGCTTAGAAACGCTAGATTTATCTTCAAGTAATTCTCCACACTTAATGATCGGAGGAACAACCGGCGGAGGAAAATCCACGTTAGCCAGACTTATATTCGCTTGTCTCCATATGCGCTATACTCGGGACGATGTTAGGTTGTGGTTGTGCGATTTGAAGCACGGTAACGACATCGCGGTCCTTGGGGAAGATCCGCTCTTGGTGGATAGAGTCGTAACTCAACCTGAAGAGATTGCAGGAATTATGGATGATCTATCCGTAGTAATCGGTGAGAGATACGAATTATTTAAACGACACAAATGCACCGATCTGAAAAGCTTCAACAAGCGCCATCCTCAAAAACGATTACCTAGAATCATTTGCTTTGTAGATGAGTTGACTAAATTAGAAGGAAAGGAGTTCGATAAGACCAGAGAAAAGATGACCAAGATGACGGGTGAAGCTAGGGGTGCAGGTGTTCACGTTATCTTGAGTTGCCATAGACCAACGATAGATATTGTGTCAGGAACATTAAAAAACAATATCCCGGCTGTCGTTGCGTTCCGATGTAATCCTGTCTCAGCTCAGGTTCTTCTTGGGAAAGGGAATTGGGAAGGGACTATGGCCATTGATAAAGACGTTGAGGGTAGAGCATTGTTTTCCTTCAAAGATCAAGTGCTGGTACAGGTGCCATATATAAACGATGATGAAATCGAAACCATCATGTCAGCCTATCAAAAGCCACAAAAGGCACAAGCTGAAACGTCGATTGAGGTTGTCAAGGCACCCAAAGAACCAATTATACATGAGGAGATAATAAAAAGTAGTAGGAAAAGGCAGTTATGCAACCAACCGAGGACCGAAACCCACACACAGAGCGCTAAATTACGCTTGGTACAACCGCACTCTGAGAATACCAACATACATAAGTCTGCGAAGGAGTGATGGAATGGTGAACGAGCAACTTCAACGCTTCCGAGGGACGAATTGTATAGCGTATGGGCAAATCAGGGATGACCAAATCGTCAAGCTTATTTATGCCGGCGCAGCGTTCACTCGCCCTCAGATTGAAAAAATAATATTTACGAATCGTAAGTCATCCAGAAGACTGTCTCAATATGCATTGGCTCGTCTTTGCAAACAGGAGCGAATCAAGAAATGGATACGCTCTGCTCACTTACCAACGATTTATTATTCAAGAAAACCGCGTCAACTGGACCATGTTTTGCTCATCAACGAAGTTTACTGTGCCCTACTCTCTCAAAAAAAGTCCTGGTATGTGATCGAATGGAAGTGGAATTATTCTATCCTGAACGGCATGGTTGTTGCCGATGCGATGGCTAATATCTATACCGAACCGGATCGCAAAGGTCGCCGCGTTGTGTTCGTCGAAGTCGAGCGTAATCCCAGCAAACGATTTGATAAGCCTACTAACTACCAGAAAGTGTACGATGCCAATTGGATCAAGGAAGAGTGGTCCGTAATTAAAGTTAATACTGCAATCTTTCCTACCATTCTAATCGTAACTGACGACGAACTTGTCATTAAAAGTGATCTTAACTTTATTATTGCGAGTATTGATGAAGTCAGGAAGGATGTTTATTCTGTTTTAAGGAGGTAATTCCATGATCTATGATGTAATTGCCAACCGCAACGAATTCCTAGCTCTATCAGATCCCGAAGTCCACGAAACCCTCTCCAACATGTTTCCTGATCATAATCTATACTGCCACTCCCAAGACTGGCGCAAAAGCGAGGAGTATATCCTCAAGGCCAAAGGTGGTCGCGGTGACGTACTAGTCGGTTGGGGGAACATAACTAAGGAGGTCGAGGAAAGTGAGCGTACTGGATCGCTACGTTGCGTCACACTCAAAAGTATATTGGAACACGGATCCAAAAAAGGAACGAGAAATCAGGGACCGTCAGGAAATCGCAAGTGATTATCACGCCGGCAACTCTCTCGCCCACATCCTAGATGATCATACGTCAGAACCGAAATACCAGAAGATCAAAGGAGAACAAGAGTGGGCTGCAATGGTATTCACCAAGTCACCTGGTAGGCCTCTAAGGTGCGAGCGACCTTGCATTGATGACTCCATCCTCTGGCAAGATCCCTGCACTAAAGAAGCCATTGCGATCACATATCGGCACACAGTTTTTGAGCAACAGATGCAGAGTTATTGGAGGTTGAGCGATGATTGAATCAGGAATTGCAATGATTATTATAGGGTCGCTAGGACTGGGTTATAAGCTTTCTGCCAAGATAAAACTGGCGTTTAATAAAAAGTCTAAGGGGTGATAATTGTGGGTAAAGGTATTAGGATAGTAGGCGGCCTATTGAACGCAATAACACTAAAGCCTGTTTTGAATCAAATGAAGAAAGAGCGTAAGCTTGAAGTTAAACTACAGAATTCGCGATTGAATCAGGCATCTTTAGATGTGCTGGCAGAGAGAGCACAAGAAACAAGACCAAGGGTTTGGGATGTGCGCCAACCGTTTGACTCGATTATACATCAGCATAAATTGTGGTAAAATAACTCAAGCGAGGTGATAAAGTGAACGACACCCCCGACAACTTAGAACTCCTCTCTATTAAATGCCCGCACTGCTCAAAGACATCTCCCGTGAACCAATGGGCTACGATAGCCATTAAAGCAACATCCTGCTCTGCAAGTTTTAGCT